ACCCGCCCGGACAGTGGAGCCCCTGGTATCCGCGATACCAGATTTGAGTCGCTAGGGAGTTTAAACATCATCACCATTGGCGCTCCAGCTGCTTACCCCGTTTGTGGTGAGATCTGGTGTACATACGATATATTGCTTATCAAGCCACGTGTCCCAGGAAATTAATATCCATTAAAATTTAATTAATTAAAATGTCCTTCTAATTTCTTTTATTTAATTTTTGTATTGTCTATTATATTTACAAATCCGTCAACTCACACTCCACACGGTAATCCGTGGACCTGAAAGTAGCTTGCTACAATTGGGCAGTCTGTGAGTCCGTATTTGTACCTACCCGAAGGTGTCGGGGCGGCGGCGCCGCTTAAACGTCAAAATGGCGATGACTCCGGAGGGTACACGCCAGGAAACACGCGAATGATCATCGTCGTGTGTTTTCGAAGCCACTAGTTATCTCGCACATCGATTTAGCGTACGTGAAAAAATCTTAATTTAAATTCTCTTTCTGGAATTGCGTAGTAGCGTTGAAAGGGACCGTTCAAGTGTTGGAATGATGCAAGGTAAGACTAGGCTATTGCCAAAGACGTCGACCTTCCTCTACTCAGCACCTCTGTAGGGTTCACCGTGGTGTTTGCTCACCAACCAGGTTGTACTTCGGTCTTCCCCTGGGCGGACGTTATGAAGTATGTTCAGTTAAGAGATGAGCGATCAAAAAGCTTAATAATAAGACGTACGGGTGTGTTAGGACGAAGGGGTCGGGGTGTAAATTAGGTTAATTCTGAAAGTTGAATCAGGGGGGTTTAACAAGTAAGGAGGTACTGGTATTACACATGAGTCCGACGGTTGAAAGTTGCATTACTAAACTATAAATAGATGCTACCCCCGTGGTACTTGGTCTGAACAGCCTGGTGCCCACCCTATTGGTGCTAAATCGTTGACAAAAAACGCAAACAGACTTTCCGGGTCTATAAAACGGGCTTCACCACCACCATCACCTAAAGCGGATCACTCGCCAAGTGCCCCCGATATGTCCGATGTGAAAGGCGTATACGGGGGGTTCGAACAAGTCCTTGATGACGTGTTCGAATTCCGCGTCGACTGCAATTGCGAACTCAAACGTGATTGTTTTCTGGAGACTCATTATCATGTCAAGCCAGCTAAGGAGAAGCATGGGGCCGCAGCCCCAGTGCCCCTCTCCGGAGCAGCAGCCCGCGTTGCAAAAACGCTTAAAAAGGAAAATGCTGCTCCACGAGGATACAAAGTATGTTCCGATAGAGAATATTCTGAGAAGTGCAGTCATCACATGCACTCACGTCACGCAGCTAAAGAAGCGTCGAGAAAATATCATGCCAGACCCTGTTCAAACCCGTATGGGTGCGACGACGATTGTTTGAGAATCGACAGGAGTCTTCCGGCTAATAACTCCGCTAATTTGATTAGTGACATTTTCTTTCAGGATGAACTCAATGGGTATTACGATGCACCCTCGGCATACGCTGACGACATCGGTTCAGAAGAGGACGCAGTTCCTCTTTTGATTCCAATTGAAGAGGCTAACGTAGAGCCAGCAGTTGCAGTGGGAGGCCAGTCTCCCTTAAAACCTGGAGGCTTGAACCCTCGGGCGAAAGTCTTTAAACCAGTCCACCCAGTTACGGCGC